ATGCGAACAGTGGCCGTGACATAAGCGTCAGTCAGCGAGTCGTTGATGTTGTATCCGAAGCCGGTGATCTGGAACTGGCCAGAAGTCGACTGGATGGCGGTGAGGTAGGTGTTGCTCAGGCCCGTTTGGGTTGAGCCACCTGGCGAGGCAACAGTCCAATCGCACTCTTCGCCGACAGCCGTTTGCACGGTGGTACCGGAGGAGGGGTTGTTGTACTGCACATCGAACAGCGTTTCTGGATCGTCAAACACCCAAGCAGTGATTTCAGTGCCTGTGGTGCCGCTTGGCCAGAAGGGGCTAATCGTGGGCTTGCCGGTAGCGTCCAGGTACTGGCAGCCAGCAAAGATACCCAAGAGGGTAACGCCGTCTGTAGTGCCGGAACGGGTGCCGTCAGAGGTGCCCAGTTGAATAACACCAGCGTCGGTCAACTTCACGGGGTCGCCCGAGAAAATGTTGGCGGCGTAGGTGCTCGCTACGGTGTAGGCTTTGGGACGCATCTGACCACTGTTGTGGTAAGAGGCGCGAAAGCCAAAAGGTGCGCTTGTCGAGGACATTTAGCGTTCTCCTTGAGGGATTGATGAATGAACCAAAAAATCAGGTCAGCTCGAAACGAGCGTCCCTGCGTTGTCCAATTTCCGTCATGCCATCACCCATGTCGATCCGCGACTTTGATGCGCGAGCTTGCTGCTCCATGAAATCAGCGGTGTCGGTAAGCTTTTCCTCTTCGCGCATCGGCGCGTCGTGGTGAGCTTCCTGCATGTACTTTTCGTACAAGCTGATCGGGAGTTTGAAAGCGAGCATCTCGTTTACCCCAATAAAGCCAGTCCAGTAGCCCGTCTTCAGGGTGACATATTCCCAGCCTGGAACATCCTCAGGCTTCAATGGCTCGTAACCCAGCCGCATTCTCATGTGGATGGAGTCTCTTGGGTTGGTCGTGGTCAGCCAGCACGTGTGCCAGCCATTAAGTTTCGGCAAGTCCGGAAGAGAAGACTGGTGAAACTGCTGTCGGAACATTTCAACCCGCTCGTCATCGGACAAGGCACGTGATTCAGTTGCGGCGCGATCTACCATCGCACGGCCCACACGGTTGTCACCAGCAGATTTCTTTAAGCGTTCATCGGACATTTTGCTCGCTCCTTTCAGCGATTAGGGAAAATTATAGGCTTGAGATTTTTAAAAGACAATCAAGCCCGATTATTGCGGTCATATTCGGCGTAGCGTTTCACGTATTTTTGACGCAAAACAGGGTCGTCCCAAACGCCAGCATCAATCAATGCCTGCTTTCGCTCGGGGCTCACATAAACCTCAGTGCGGGTCGATGTTGGAGCGTGCTCACGGCCAGAGCCAATCGTTGGGCCTCCACGGGTCTGGCGCAACTGCCGGGGCTCTTCGCGGGATGAGCGATTTTCGCCGTGGTCGTTGCGACGCTCGGTCTGCTTAAAACGCTCGGGTAAGCGGCGGGCGGAGCGGTCGCGCAACTCGTCCCAGTACTCTTCGGTGTCGGGCTTGAAGCCCTCGCGCATCAAAGCACCGTCGATGGCCAGCACGATTGCGCTGTCCTCGTCTTTGCCCTGCACGTCATACCAAGGGTTGTCCTGGATGAACTCCTTGGCGTAGTGCATCGTCATGTCGTCCATGCCGTCCGCTGGCTTGGTCTGACGCTGCTGGGCCGTTTGCTGCTTTGCAAACGCCAACTGTTGCGCCTTTTGCATGGCTTGGTCGCGGTACCGCATCGCCTGCGTGACGTCCTCACCGTTGCCAGCGGCCACGGCCTTGGCAATCACGCGCTCAGCCATGTCGGCTTCGTTGCGGGCGGCGTTGATGTGGGCGTCGTAGTTCGACAGGTCCGCTTGGTGCGAACGCTGCTCAACGGTACCCAGTCTGCGCTCAAGGTCGTCGTTGCGTTTGCGCAGGAAGCTCAGCTCCAGCTTGTCGCGGCTGATGGCCTCGTCGCGGCGCTTCTTGCGCTCGATCTTTTCCAGGCGGCGACGCTCTTGGATGGCCTTACGCTCGGGATCGTTGCTGTCGACCTGACCGTCGTCGTCGTTCTCGCTTAAGCGACGGTCGTCGTCTTGGTCATCGGCACGGGGCTTGTCCTCAACGATGACGATTTCATCATTGTTTGGGTTGCCGTCGTCTTCGTTCAATGTTGCCATGATCTGAGCTCCTTAAATAAACGCACGAATGGCCAAAGGGTCGCCGGTCACTTGGCCGATGATGTCCAGATCGTTGAAGATCACGAACAGGGCGGACTCGCCGTTGGGCATGGGAACTTCCCAGCGATCGCCGCCGTATTTGGCCACGCGAACGTAGTCGCCCGGCTTGCACCAGCTGCCCTCGGGCCAGGAGTCCATGGTGTTTCGGTTCTTGAAGGCCAGCGCGCCGACGTTAATCACTTTTCCAATTTGCGTGTTCCAGCGCTCGGTATCTCTTGTGCCGCTGTCAAGAATGATGCCGGAGGCAGTCTTGCTCTTGGGACTTCGGATTTGCACCAAGACACGGCTACCAAATGGGGTGATGCCTGGGTCGGCATCCGGGAAAGCCTCGATCAATGCTTCGCTCATGCTCTGCTCCTTTCAGCAGTTGTTTCGGCAGCCACAACGGCTGCCATCAAAAAAATCTCACAGACCCGTGCAGATCACAGGTCTCGGTCGCCGTGGCGCTCGTCGTTCAGAAGATCAAGCAGGGCTTTGATGGCTGCTTCGTATCCAGCAACCATGCCCACTCTGTATCCGTACTCGAAAGCGTCACGCTCGACCGGGCGTTTAAGAGCCTCAAACGCAAAAGCCTGTTGGTCGGCCTTGAGCTTTCCAAGTAGGCGGTCCTCGACGGCCATCAGCAGGGCGTCTTTGGCATCGAGGGGGCGGCCGGCAGGGTCTGGCCGGTCACGGGTTGGCCAGCGGCCATGCGCTTGTGCTGCTTGACCAGTGCGCCATTCATTGGCACGGTGCCTTGGGTCGGTTTGTCGCTCATGGGATGCTCCTTGTAAAAATTAACGTGTGCCGGGGTTGATGCCCGAGCCTGTGCTTACAGCGACCTTTTCGCCGGAGGCAATTTCTGCGGCCGCCAGGCGCATGGCTGTGGCGTTGTCGTCCGAGTTCATTTGCAGATCGGCTTCGATGCCTGCCGCCGTGCGCTCGTTTTCCGCAGCCTGTCGGATCTGCTCGCGCTGCATTTCTTCCGTGCGCGCTTGCTGCTTGTCGGCCAAGGTTTGCTGGTCTGCCTGCTGCTTTTGCGCAAGTTTGGCCTGCTCGATTTGCAAGCGTTGCGCATCGGTTTGAGCGCGCTGCTGGCTGTCGGCCTGACGCACCTGGGCGTTGATCTGGGCAACTTCCAGGCTCTTGTCCTGCGGCATCGGTGGAGGCTGAGGCGCAAACTGCTGGGCGGCCTGGTCGATCTGGGCCAGCTCTTGAGCGAACTGCGCCATTTGCTGCTCGATGACCTGCTGCACGCGAACAATCACCTTCACCTGCTGGCTGGCATCGTCCGTGATCAAGCCCTCGGACTCGGCACGCTGAACGGCCTCATGCGCTTGCGTGAGATAGAAGTTCAGCAAGTGATCGCGCAGGTGCTGAGCCATCGGGTAAAGGTAGGTTTTCACCACGGCCGGGTTTGAGCCAAACAAGGGCGACTTCAAAAACGCCAGGTGCGTTTGGATGTGCGCGATGTGGTCCTGCTTTGGCAGCACGTAAACGGGGCGGCCAAGCGAGGCGGCCACGTTTTCACTGACCGGGTCAACATCGTCCTCGCCAAGCTGTGGGTTGAGCACGTCGCCAGGGTTTAGCTTCAAGTTGCGCAGGAACATCTCCTCAACCTTGCGCGCGTCGTACATCTGCGGCAACAACGCTGAACGTTGTTGCACGGCCGTGACCTGGGCAAAACGCTGAGCCTCGCTGAAGATGGCGGGGTCGCTGACGGGAATGATGTCCATCGGACCATCAAAGTCCTCTGGCTTGACGTCAAGGCCAGCGGCATCCGCTTCGATGTCCTCTTCGGTCAGGTACGCGCTGTTGATGCGGTGCAAAATTTTGAACACCCGCTCCATCGAGTTGTGCAATCGCGAGTGGATGGAGCTGAAAACCACCATACCCTGCTCGATCAGCGCCAGCGTGGTACCGACGGGTGCGTTGGCGTTTTGGTCGGACAGCTTCTCAAACGAGGTCTGCACCACGCCTTTGCCAGCGTCAACCAAGAAGCCAAGCAGCTGGAACAGCGTGGGGCTTGGGCCGTTGAACGGCAGCGCCATGGCCAGCTTGCGAATGTCATCGACAAGCGCGCCGCCCTCGATCTCGACCACCTCGGTCGGCTGCAGGTTGATCGTCTGCCCTCCGGGGCCGCCCTTGAGTTTCAAAAGCGTGGGGATGTTTTGGATGTGAGCCGAGTCCAGCAACGCACGCAGCGCGCCGGTCGCTGCGCCCGACAGGCCGCCAATCATGTGGGTCAGGCCGATCGGGTAAGCGCCGCGCCATGGCACAAACGGGAACTCGACGATCCAATCCAGCTCCTTGCGACGGTCGTCCTCTG